AGTTCTAATATCCCTATCCTTCCACACGCGGAGTGCTAATCGCACTTGTTCGTCGCTCGCCATGCTATGTTCCCCGCCGTACGGCACGAACAATTTGACGTTGCCGAGCGTGACGCCCATCGGGTGATACATCAGGTTCTGGGCATAGGCCGTGCCCGCCGTCCCGAGGAAGGTCAGCACGCCGGCGTCCACAGGGAGAGCGGTGACCGTCGCCCGCGGGTCCGGCGGCACGATGAGCGCGGGAGCGACGGACACCGCGGCCAGGCCGGCACCCGAGGCGTCCACGTCGACCTGCACACTAAACGAGCGCAACTGCCCGGTGGACTGCAGCGAATGCGGGTTGACGCCGTACACGCCGGTCACCGTGAACACGTCGCCGCGCTTGAGCACATCGAGTGCGCTGGCGGTAAAGCCCTTGAGGTTGATCGTCGAGCCACTGGACCCCGCTGCCGCTACCGGCGCACCGGCCCGGGACCCGGTGACGTGCACGGCCACGTTCTGGTCCATATTCCATTTCGCTCCCGCCGTACGCCCCATCTGGCCGTCCGTGTACTGCCGACCAATTTCCGTACTCTGCTGAAATAATCCCTTCAGTTGATCGAGGAGGGGCGGTTGCTGGGTAGGGTGCACCACGACGGTGCGCTGGTCATCGCGCGGCACCGCCTCCATGTCAAGGAGGGCGGCGGCGTCGAGGTAGGCGCGGTACGGCAGGTCGGCGTCGGCAGCGAGGACCGAGTTGTATGCCTGCCAGTAGAGCGCTAGGCCGTCGTAGTCGACTTCGTTAGCGAGGCGCGCTGCCTGGGGCTTGCCCACCCGGTTATTCCAATCGTCCATGAACAGGGTGTTTTCCACAGACGTAAAATCGACATCCGCATGCTGGTCGATGGTGAGGCGCACCACCTCTTCTACATAGTTCTGGCCCACGTAGGGCGCACCCTTGTGCACGGCATGGCGTGGGGTGCGACGAATATCCAGGAAATCACCGATCTTGTGTCCCTGCTTGCCAAAATCGTCTTCAAAACGTCTATCAGCACCAGCAGCGAAAACAAGGTTGTTGACAAGGTTCGCCAACAACGCGCTAGTGACCATCTGTATAACCGAAAATGTGTTGGGCATGGGGGAACGACTCCTCTGTCAGGTGATGAGGAGCGCAAAGGGAGCATTCACGCCATGAAGAAACTCTCGCTGCGGCAGAAGGGGAGTCCTTCCTGCCAGTCGATTATTGTCTACCAAAATCTCGTGCACTCGGCCGCCATCCAGCATTCCACATCCGCCGGAACTCCGCCTGACTCATGTCCGGCGTCGCCCCCGACGGCGCCCCCTGCCCCATGCCTGAGAGCGGCGTGGGCGGTGGCGGTAACACCTGCGGTGGGCTCGGTGGTGGTGCCGTACCGTTCGTGGGCGTCGGCGTAACCGGGGGAGCTGCCGTGCCGTTTGTCGCTGGTGCACTCAAGCGCCCCAGCTCCGCCACCACCTGCACCGGCGGCAGCGTATTGAGCCGCGTCACGGTGTCGGGCTGCTGCGCCAGCAGGTAGGCGAGTTGCGGCCCCTCGGGGAGCACCATGAGGGCCTGCTGGACATGCGGGGCGACCTTGCCCACGAGGCCACGCCGAACCACGTCGTCAAAATCCGGGTGTGCCTGCTTAAAGGCCGCCTCGCGCTCCATGAGGGCCTGCTGCATGGCCTGCGCCTGCTGCTGCTGTGCCGTCTGCTGCTGCTGCGTCCGGGCCACGTCCTGGGCCTCAAAGCGGGCCAACGCCCGCACATAGTCCTCGTGGCTGGCGTACTGTTCCGCCTGGGGTGGTCCTGGCGGCGTCTGTGGCAACTCGGGCGTCGCACCCGACAGGAGCCGCTGCATCGTTTCCAGTTGGCCCTGGAGATGGGCGCGCTCCTGCGTCCAGGACTGTTCACGCTCGGCATGCGCGCGTTCTTGCGCCCGCTGTTTCGCGGTCAGCCGTTTGATGCGGCGGGCTACGTAATCGACGGTGGCGACTTCCGGCTCTGGTTCATCGTCGTCTGCGTCCGCCACGCCGGCGTCTGCCGCACTCCCTGCGGGAGGTCTCCCCGGCTCAGCCGGCGTCTGTGGCGTTGCGGGTGGTGAGCCCGTGGGCGTCTCCGGGCTGGCCGGCCCAGAAGACGGAGCACCTTGCGCACCCGTTGCAGACGCTGACGCGCCAGCGTCCTCGGTCGGTGCGTCACCGTTTGGGGAAAACGGCACAGACACAATCTGGCCATCGGCACTACGACTCGTTAACGTGACGGCCACTACGCAAACTCCCCGGCCAGCAGCCGGTGCTTAAAGGTTTCGAGCCAGAACACCAGGGCCTGCACATCGCCCGTCGAGGCCGCGCAGTACAGCTCGCCGTCCGGCAAGACGCCCAGGACCAGGGCCGCCTCGCAGACCTTCGCGGCGTCAAGGACCCGCGCGGTAGGCAGCTCCTGATCGGTCATGGCGTGGAGGTAGGTGACGTTGTCGCCAGACACTACGCGCCCTCCTGGCCGGTCGGGCTGACGGCCTGCTGCATCTCGGCGGCTTGCAAGCCATACTTTAAACGTAATTCTTCGGCGTCGAGCATCACCTTCTGAAGATCAATGTCGTGCTGCCACTGCGCTTTCTGCATGTCGGCCTGAATTTCGTTCTGCTTATCGGCTAAGCGTGTTTGTAAGGTTGCGACCTGTTGTTCGACCAACTTAAGCTGTTGTATGGCGGCTTCCTGGGTCGCCTTGTCCTGCTGCATCTGCTGCTGGAGTTGCTGGAATTGCGTGCCCACCTGCTGCAACTGGTTCTGTAATTGAACGACCTTCGTTTCCGGCTTGACCTGCTCCGATGCGGCAAGGGCTTCCGGCGGGACGAGTGTCTTCAAGCGTTGCGCCAGTTCCTGCGACCCGGGGAAGTCGAGCGTTTGTGCCCACACGTCCATAAAATACCGCGAGACTTCTGGCGGCACGGCTGCCAGCATGGTCGTCAGGTTATCGTTGACCTGCATGCGGCTGGTTTCGTAACTCGGACCAGTCGATACGACCACGTCATACTCGCCTTGCGCCAGCAGATGCTGCTCGCTCTGCCCGTCTGGCCCTGGCATGGGCTGATTGACCGGCGTGGTCGTGATGCTGCCATCCTGCCCCACCTGCCTGAGCGTCGTGGGGCCACTGTAGAGCTTCGGCAGCAGGTCCAGGAGCTGGATACCCGAGGCCCGAATCGACCATGCGAGGTTCGCGGCGTACGTATAATTGGTCTGTTCACCCTCGATTTTGCGGGCGTTAATCGCCGTGCCGCTCTGCTCGTTGGAGCGCTGCCCGACGCTGGCCTCATACTGCCCCACGGTGGCCTGCATGTCCTGGGCCGCCAGGAGGCGCGCCTGCGAGATGGCCTGGATAGCCGGCTCGGCCACTTGCCGCTGCGGCGCGGGCAGCAGCGTGCCGCCCTCGACGTGGGCTTTCAGTAACAAGTAGGGCATCTGCGCATCGTTGGCCTGGTCCCACAGATCCTGATAGCCGTCAATTTGCTCGGCGTACAGGATGTACGGCGCTTTGGGGGCCAGGGCGACCGCTTCGGCTTCGGCGGAGGCAAAATAGTTGTACATGCGCTGGCTATCGGCGGCCGCCTGCACCAGGCCAGTACGTTGCGCGCGGCCATCTCTGAGCAGACGCTGACCTTCACAGCGGATGATCGGGATATACTGCCCAGGCCATGTCGCACGCTCCAGGATGGCGTAGCCGCAGGCCTTGACGTAGTGCACGGTCGCCTCGATCGTCTGGCGCGTGGTGGGCCACAGGTGGGCAAGGTTGCCGAGGCCCTTCGTGTCCAGCCCGACGCCGTCAGGCCGGCGCACAATCGTCTTCATCTCCCACGTCTTGTAATAGTATTCACAGATCAGGACCTCGGAACCGGTGTGCCAGGTGTAGTCCACCGGCCCGGCCCAGGCGTCAATCTGCGCCGGGCGGACGTCCCACTGCTGGCAGAAGCGGCTGGTCGCCCAGCGCTCGGTGACAAAGGCCCAGCTCGCATCCAGGGCCGCCGGGTGCACCGCCGCCGGGTCCATATACACGCTCAGGCTATTGTAGATGGGTTTTAAGCGCGGGACCTGCTGAAAACTCGTGGGGCTCTCGTACTCGGTGACGAGGCGCCAGTAGCCTAGACCATGCCCCACCGCATGATCCAGGGCCATGGTGTACACGATCTCAGCTTCACTCTGTTGCTCGATGTCCCGCAGATGGCCCTCGATGATGGTGGCCAATTCCTGGGTGGCTCCGCCCGTTTTGGGGCGCACACGTAGCCCGAGAGGACTCCGGCGGTAACTGTTGACAATCTGGCTGATAAACTGCGACAGGCGGTCAATCACGAGGCAGGGACGTTCGGCACCGGGCGCCTGGCGCTGGCGCATGAGATGGTCGGGCCACTGCTGCCCGGCGCGAAACGCCATGGCGTCTTCGTGCGAGCGCCGCTCCTCGGCTTCGGCTTCTCTGGCTGCGGCAAATCTCTGCCGCATCTGTTGTAAAATCTCCTCATCCGTTTGCGGACGAAGCTCCCGCCTCTCTTCCCTCGTCAACGGTTGGAGTGTTTGGGCCGCTGTCTCAGCCATGGGGCTACCTCATCCAGTTGCCGCGTTGCAGGCGGTGCGTAGGCACCACGCGTCCAGGCGTCCGGAACGGCTCTTTGTCCTCACGGTATCCCGTGCAAAATGTTCGCAGACTGTCTGCAGCATGTGAGGCATAATTATGCAGCGGGTGC